GTATATACCTTAACCAAATAAATTTTTTATGTTACCAGACCAAGTTCAAGCAGATATTTTATACAATCAGCATCGTTTAATCCCTTGTAAAAATAAATTCTTTCGTCATTACTTGCTGTCGGCACACCGTTTTCATTTCCACCGTTATAGGGGCAAGGAGTGTTACCGTTACGATAATTCCCCTGTAATACCCCACTAAACACATCATCTTTAAAACCTTTTAATGTGATTGTGTTAAATTTCTTTATGTCTTCAACGGGAACTTCAATAATATCCGTCCAATGCAGGTCTGAACGTGGAAAATATTTGGTGTTGATGTCACCAGCAGCAATAATCATGTCGTTATCATTCAGAAAAAATCCATTGAATTCCTCATTACCATCACCCTCTCCTTGTCTATGAAAATGGTCTGCAACCTGAACATATTCAATTCTATTATATGCGCTAACGAGTTTCCCAACCTGTGGAAAATGTATTGAGAGATTCATCCAATTAGCACCGAAACGATGTGCTGTATTTGTTGTTCGATTAGATGGGAATCCGTATTGAGAATTACTGTAGTTTGTGTCGTCAGTGGTGTTTTGATAATTATTGGTAAGTATCACACCGACATTATTTATTTCATTGTCCGAGATAACGTTTATTTCTTTTGTGATATCATTAATAAAATCTTTACTAAAAAAACCATTGGGGTCATAATCAGTGAATTGATTACTATCAGTACCACCTTCATTTGCAACGGTAGCATGGAATCTTGAAAAACTGTAAAATTTCTTACTTTCAAATCTAAAATTTTGTTTCCTCCAATTTATAACACTGATGTGATTATTTCCTGTGTTCCAACCTAACCCATTTTTTGGTGAAGCATATTGTGGGAATTTAAATCTGTATCTGAATGGTTCAACAATTGCATTATTACCTATATCACCATTGAAATTCATAGGTAATTCATTCTCGGTAATTTCAAGAGTTACGAATCCCCTGAATTCAGTAAAAATCCCATTTGGATTGGTGTTAGAAACGGATACTGGACTTCCGTCATCACCAGTAACTACTTTATTTCTGTTACAATTTATAATAAAAACAAAATCCCCATTTCGTTTGTAAATTGAATAATTATTTGGGTCAAGTATTTCCATATCACTACAATCATCTTCAACGTTTCCCGAATTAATATCAGCATCACTAATATGTGACGGATAATAATATATTTTCTCCATTACTTTACCAATTCTTTTTGAAAACATTCCCGCTGTTTCATTAACGTTTTGACGTGCACTAAAAAGTTCTTGTATTCTTCTCGTAGTACCAAAACTGTTCTCACCATACATGGCATTATTACCATCAGTAAAAACACTTCCAAACATAACGAATGTGTTTGTGAGCGTTGCACGTATTCTAAAATCCTGTCTGGTAATTCCTATTTCAAAATTTTCGACATCTCCCCAAAATGGTCTAATATCAACACTGATTTCCTGAGTTTCGATATGTGGTAAATCACCTAAATCATTACTGGGTTTGATTCTGGTGTTATTATCTGTAAATAGGTTTGGCGAATAACCGAGATTCGTTACCATCGCTGCGGGATTCATACTATATTCACCAATATCCGTTATATCAACACTCAGGTGCACGATTTGTGTGCCAGTTGGTACTCCGAATATCATATAGTCACCAGCATCATTACTTGTGGTTGTGTATTTATAATATTTTTTATAGACTTCCAGAAAGGTTTCATTTGTTACAATTTCTTCTTTTATTGGGAAGCTACCGAATGCCTGTTTAGGTTTAATTTCACCGTCTTCTGGGTCACGTTTACTTACACGTGGTAACAGATTATATCGCTTGCCCTCGGTGTTCTTGTCTCTTGGGGTGGTATATGGGTATAATTTATATGTATCGGGGTTACTGGCATCTTCATCAGTTAACGGAATGAAAATACTTATCTTGGCATTCGGCACACCAATACCACCATTAGCAAGAACTCTGCCAACAAGCACACCGTAATCCGCATTGAAGTTCTGATACACGTCTTTGGTTCTCAAGGTCATTGACATGAATTCCAGTGTCTCGACATCCTGTTCCAGTCTTACCGTGATAAACTTGTTATCGTTTTGGTTCCCTGTGTTACTTGTATTAAGGTATATGCGTTGTGATTTGTTCATATCTTGGTTTTCTATAAATACTAATACGAGAAAAATCAAAAAAATCTGTCTTTTTTCCTAAAAAAATCTAAGTGAATTTAAGCAATTTTTTTAGGAAAAAAGACAAAAATATGGAAATCGAGAAAAATCGAGACCAAAAATCAGAAAATCTGAGGAAATCTGTATTTCTATCAGCGTGATAATAATCTGGTAAAAACTTCTTTTCGATTATTTTTCAGTATTTATTGGAAAAGAATCGACATTCTATTAATAGTGAAAAATAAATTAGAAAATTAAATAATAAATAATATGGCAGATTTTGTATTTACCTCTCCGGGTGTAAAATTTAAAGAACGTGACTTAACTTATGTTACACGTAATGTGGGAATCACAACACTGGGATTGGCTGGAGAAACCTTGAAGGGACCTGCATTTGAACCCGTCTTCATTCAAGACCAGACCGAATTCAAAGAAAGTTTTGGAATTCAAAGCACGAAAAGATTTCCCGATGGAAGTCTTCAATATCAATTACCTTATGTTGCTAACGCCTTCCTCGAAGAAGCGCAACAATTATATGTGACCAGAGTACTGGGTCTTAGTGGATATAAGGCGGGGCAATCGTGGAACATCGTTATTGAAGCTGGGGTTGATTTAGATAGCGTCACAGGTGTATCAGCTACCACAGGAACAAGCATTCCGTTTTCAGGTAATAGTTATCTGGGCGTTGCTCTTGGTAGTCTTGGTGCTACAGGAACAACAGCTACTGGCTACACAAGAAGTGGTGATGTTTTCACACAATATGTTCACGAATTTACTGCTACCACATACAATGAGGGTGTTGGTGCTGTTACTGATGTGGTAACCATGTACACAGGCACATCATTAGCCGAATATGAGAATATGGTTGTGGCTGTGATTAGAAGTCGTGGTGATTCTGAAATTGCAATTGATAGTAAGGTTGGTGCAACACCTAATTTTGAAACAACTAATCTTAGCATTACTAACAATAAAACATTACTGGGTGTTGGTGATATTTATGAAGAATTTAAATTAATCGCCACAAATACTGACCCAAATAATCCATACTATGTAACTGGAAGTACTGGAAGTAGCTACACCGTTTCGTTAAATCCTAACGATAGTAGTTTTCTACCTAATGTAATCGGTAATACCCCAAAAGATAAGGATACCATGATTTGGGTTCAGGCAGTCTATCCTGACTTAATTATGAAACTTGATGAAAATAGTCTTGTGTATGGTGTGAAAACCGAAATGGTTGTTACTGAAGAGGATAATAACATTTTTGGTGATTACGAAACCAGTTACAAGACTCCCGAAACCCCTTGGGTTGTTTCTCAAATTAAAGGTAATACGGTTGACAGACTATTCAAATTCATCACTATCTCTGATGGTGATAGTGCAAACGAAGAAATTAAAGTAACGATTCAGAATATTAATCCATATACACTGGAATTTGATGTCGTTGTCAGGGAATTCTATGATACCGATGATAATCCAAGTGTTTTGGAAACCATCCAAAAATGTACACTGGTAAAAGGTACAAGTAATTATGTTGGACAGAAAATCGGAACTTCCGATGGTGAATACAGTCTCAACAGTAAATATATTATGGCTGAAATCGCAGGTGACCTTCCAAATGATGTGTTCCCCGCTGGTTTTGAAGGCTACATATTAAACAACTACACTGTGAATGTTAGTGGTAGTACTACAGGTATTCCACCAGCAATATTCTACAAAACAGAGTATGCCGACACCGATAGAGTAAGTAAGACATATCTTGGTCTTTCTGAATTGGGTTATACTGGTGACGGTATCAATCAAAACATGTTTGATTTCATTAACTTCTATAGCGGACAGCCTTCAAGTGGATTCACGAAATCCAAAGGTTTCCATATGGATAGTGGAGCAACATTTACTTTTGATGGTTATGAGTTTGAAACAGGTGAAGGTGATTTCAAAACATATGTGAATACCGATGACCCAACAAACCCATACTATAACATAGCAACAAGAAAATTCACCTTGGTTCCTGCTGGTGGTTTTGATGGTTGGGATGTAAATCGTAGAACTCGTTCAGTTGATGATGCATATAGACAAGGTGGAAGACAAAGCGGTACGTTTTCAGCAAATGAAGTACCAAATAACGATTTCCAAGCATGGGAAATGGCTATTGATACCTTCGCTAACCCCGAAGACGTGACGATTAATATTTTTGCCACACCGGGTATTAATTGGGCTGACCATACTATTCTGATTCAGAACACAATCGAAATGATTGAAGAACAGCGAACCGATACACTCTATGTTATTGATTCACCTGAATTACCTAATATTACCAACCCAACCGTTGGTGGTGGTGGTAATGAAGATGTTTTTGCAGCGAGACAAATTACCAATACTCTTACTGAAACAGGTATTGATAGTAATTATAGCTGTACTTACTTCCCTTGGATTCAAATCAGAGATACTCAGAACAATGTAAACGTATATATCCCACCAACTGGTGAAGTTGTTAAGGCGATGGCGTTTACCGATAACACGAGATTCCCTTGGTTCGCACCAGCTGGTTTAACACGTGGTGTTACCAATGCAAGGAAGTCAATGTACAAACTCAGTCTGGAAGCCAGAGACATTCTTTACGGTGGCAGAATCAACCCATTAGCGGATTTCGCTGATACGGGTACAGCGATTTTCGGTAACAAAACTCTACAGGTTAGAGACAGTGCTCTTGATAGAATTAATGTTCGTAGATTACTGCTTCAAATCAAGGTTCTTATATCTAACATCGCTGTTAGATTGTTATTCGAACAGAATGACCAAGCCAGTATTGATTCATTCCTTAATCAAACTAATCCTATTCTTGATAGTATTAAGCGTGAAAGAGGTCTTACGGATTTCAGAATCAAAATGGATAACAGTAATAACACACCTGAGACTCGTGATAGAAACGAACTCTATGGAGAAATCTTCTTAAAACCAACACGTGCTCTTGAATTTATTGGTATCACATTTACCATAACCCCAAGTGGTGCAAGTTTTGATGACGTTGGTGCATAATCAAATTTTTTAATAAGAGGAAACCCGCTTTCGAGCGGGTTTCCTCTTTTATAGTATTTATGTGAAAATAATCGTAATAAACACCAAACAATATGACTAGAAGAAAAAGTAGAGCCAGTAAATCCGCACTGAACACAACAACAGAATACAATCCCACTGAAGAAAAGGAAATAAAAGTAGAGATTACGGAAGAAAAGGCTAAAGCACCTGAAGTAACCCCTGAATTTATGAAAATGTTTGAGGAAGAACTGGAAAAAGAAATGGAGAACACTGAACTCCCAACTCAAGATGAAATTGAAGAAGAACTTGAAGTTGATAAATATAATCCACCAGCTTCCAATTATCCTGATAAATTTCCCGCAAAACCATTTAAAGTCGAAAAGAAAAAAGAAATCACTAAGAAAGACCTAATGGCGTTATCAAAGAAAGGACTGAGATATTATCAAAGAACAGGGAAACTGCCACAGGAATAAATCTTAGATTCTCGGTATTGTTTTTCAAATACCTGAGTATTTATTATTAAACGTAAAAAATAAACAGAAACAATTAATAACTCAAAAATATGGCAACAGAAGAAACAATGATAAGAACGATGCCGTTTGAATACGAACCGAAACGTGTTAATCGTTTCTTTGCGGTATTCGATGATTCTTTAGGTATTCAAGTTTGGAAGGTTCAGAAGTTCAAGAGACCTTCAATGAAAATAAACAGCGTTCCTATTCAATATATGAACGAACAAAACTATGTTGCTGGTAGATATACTTGGGATAGCATGTCGATTACTTTTCTTGACCCGATAGGACCATCAACCTCACAGCAACTCATGGAATGGGTGAGACTTCACGCAGAATCTCTTACAGGTCGTATGGGATACGCAGCTGGGTATAAAAAAGATATTACCTTGAAATCATTAGACCCAACAGGTGTAGAAGTCGAGAAATGGACACTACAACAATGTCAAATCGTAAGTATTGACTTTGGTGATAACGATTACACAAATGATGAATTAACCAATATTACACTTGAAATCCAGCCTTGGCGTTGCATTCTAAATCTTTAAGAATCAGCCACTTACAATTATAGTTAAAAACCACGTAAACAATACGTGGTTTTTTTATGTCTTTACATTATGATTACAGAAATTTATAAAATAAAAAATCTTACTAATAATAAGGTTTATATTGGAAGTGCTACTGACATAAAAAACGATGGAGAGACCATAAATGGCATCTGAAGGAGAATGAAATATCGAGAGTATTTGTTTCTTCATTATAATGATATTTATAGTCATTTATTTGACCATTTTCCACCATTTCGGAAATCATGCTTGTGATTTCTATTAATTGATTTGCTTTTTTATCATCCATTATGCTGCTTTGAGTTCTTCGATTCTTTTTTTCGTGATGAGATTAACGTAATATGACATATCTTTTATTTTAATAATTTCATAGTTTTCATTATTATGACTGAACCATATAATGTATGAGTCACCTAATTTAATTCCAGTATTTTTCTCAATAATTAATTTATAAAAACTTAATTGTAAAGAATATAAATTTAAATCAGAATCATCTAACATGTATAATTCATCTTTCATTTTTCTATCCGATGTTAACGATAGTTTTTTATTTGTTTTATGGTCCCAGATTTGAAAACACTTGGCTTTAACGTTATAAAACAACATATCGACCATACCCCCAATTAATGATTCCCTGTCGTAAACCACAAATTCTGGTCTTATTGGAATTAATTTACCTCTGACATCGTTATAAAAATTATCTACGTGGTTTTTGGTGATTTTATATTCTTTTTCTATTGGGTCGAATCCGAATTCATCCAATATTAATTGTTTGGGGTATGGAAAGACTTTATTTAAAAATTTGGATTCAGCATAGTCGTGAATCGCACTGCCTTTCATCGTGCCTTTTTTGTTAATAAATTCCCAACCCCTGAGAACTTCTTTTTGAGTGAGTGAATATTCTTCGGCTTTAGTTTTTGACCAATAGTCTTCAGCGAATTCTTCTTGATATCTATGAATTATTGTCGTGACACTTATTAATTTCTTACCATCGACAAGATATTCATGTGGTTCATCATGATATTCAACATCGTTAAAGGTAGTGAAAAACTTATTTGGTATCTCGATTTTCATGAAAACAAAAATACGAAAAAATTAATTAGTTACAACATTTTTTTGCATAATTAATTCAAGCTGTAGTTCTTCCAGTTTTTTTATTATTTCATTTTTATCTGGAGCGACCCCTGAATATCCGTGGATATGACCAATCAATGCGGTTCTAATTACATTCAGTGCTTCAACAAGAACGTCTCCACGAGCAATCGGATGTCCCTCATTGAAAATCCTCTGACGGTCTTCATTGGTTAGTCTTGCTGCCTTGAATTTAGGGTCTCCACTGTGACTAATTAAAGCGATTTTATCACTG